TCAAAATCTGATTATTTACCAACTTGACAATCTCATCTACATTACGACCAGTTACGCTACGGGTATCAAACTCAATCCGATACTTTCGCCGTTCGTCATTATCCAACACTTTTAGGCCTAGCTCGCTTGTAATCGCGTCAAAATAAAAAGGCAGATCGTTTGTGACATAATCCTCCATCAACTGCGCTACGGACTGGTTAGGGCTATTCACGCCCAGTTTATAACTAGGCACGCGCAAGGCTTTGGCGATCTGAGCTGTCGAAAAGTTGTTGGAAGTAATCAGCTGCAGTACATTCGTATCGATTTCAAGCGGTGTGTACTCCTGAGTATCGTCAAAAACTAACGGACTACCGCCTGTCGAACCCTCCCGCATCTTCTCAAAGTCCATCCGGGCTTTCTTGCGAGCTTCACCGTTCAACTGCGCACCTTTTAATTTAATAATTCCACTCGAAAAACCATCGCGGAAAAATTTAATCAAGGTATTCAGACCGCCATCTTGCAGTGAGATTTCATCTCCTAAGGATAGTAATGGCGACCTTCCCAAAATCGTATCGTGACTAAAGAACTTCCAGTGGATGACGTCAGGAGCCTCACATTTGACCGTAGCACCCGTCAAACGGTCAGTAAAGGTATAAATCAACCTATGGTCATTTGTCTCCTCTACGGTCGTTTCTGACGGCCTGTAGAACTGAAACTGAAGCGCTTTGCCAGTTTTAGGATCTCTCAAGATTCGGGAAAACGAATTGCCAGTTAAAATTGCATTAACTGTCATAGCAAATTTCCAAGTCCGAGCAGATGTGTTTCCTGTTGATTTCACGTTCAGAAGATAATTGATTTCTTCATCCTGCTCAATATTGCCTGTGGTGTCTTTTTTCAGCAAAGGAAAGCGGGCCACATCTCCAGCGATAATAGAGACAGCTGTTAAAATGTCGCTGTTTTTCAAGGCTGAAACTCCAACATATTCAGGGGAGTAATTCCCGCCAATTACCGAAGTGATATAATCATCGTAAGACACCTTAGAAGATCCTAATGGTTGAAAGAAACTCATTTCTTGTCTCACCTCCTTTCTATTTTTGGACATAAAAAAGCACCATTAGGTGCTTAAAAAGATTATTTCCAAAGGTACTGCCCTATTTGCATAGAATATTCAGTAGAATTGTTTTTAGGGGCGTCGTAATTCAAAAAGAATATCGCATTGGAGTTAGGAGAAACTTTTTTGTTCTCCTCCTCGCCATCTAGAACTGTTATTTCTGTTAAGCTAGAATATTTCAGTCTTTCATTTCCAGCTTTTGCAATAAAATCTTTCGGATTAAAAGAAGAGGTTCTATCAGTATTATTTTCAAAAACAATAGCAACCGTTACTTTACCTTCAGAAAGTCCCATTCCCTTGACTTGAATGGCCCCTTCATCAAATATTACTTTCTCGCCAAAAGTTTTAGTTTCAATGATATTGTTTCCTGGATTCGGCGACTCTTCATTGGTATCCAAACGATGGATTTGCTTATCTCTCTGATCGTAATAAACATTATTACTTTTAAGGGCTTCTTCTATCCCGTTTGCATAAATTCCAGCTAAATAAATAATAACCACCAAGAAGGTAGAAACTACAGAAAGAAGAATAGTAGACCAAAATAACGGCTTCTTGTACACAGGCTTCCTCAATTCGTACACATTCTTATCTTCATCGATGTACACCGGAGCGATCTTTTCTTTTGACATATATTTATAACCTCCTAAAATTACTTAATTTTATCAAATTTTAAGAGGGTTTACAATATCACCGCTTCCAAAACGGTTTTTTCAGTTGCTTCAAATCACCTTTGATTTTGTCAAATTCCGCATTTGTTGCTTCCACATTTTTTCCACAAACAGCCTCATGACGTTCCTGCGATTGGCGCAGCGCGCTCAACTCACTATTAAATGCAGTCAATTTTGCATACAAATCGAGATTTTCACGGCTCAGTGCAAGCATATCTGATCGCAGCTGTTGCACTTCCCGCACCAAGCTTCTTTTCTTTTTAATTCGTTTATTCATTTGATTCTCCTTATTTTGTTTTATCTATATATAGCCCTAACAGGCATAGAATGATTCCCGTAGCAATATAACCAACAATCTGCCCAATCAAGAAAAGACCGTAAATTAAAAATCCTAAGCCGGCTAGCAATAGGATTGTGTGTATTTGATTTAGTAATCTCAAAATAGCGAACCTGCCTCCATAATTTTTTCATTTGTCCAATACCCCGAACCGTCAAACGGCTCCAGATAACAGACAGCAAAAGCATCTAAAAGAGCATCTAGTGGATCAATTTTATTGCTCTGTTTATCCTTGTCAATCCGCATCCCGTTATTATCGACTTTCACACGCGCATTGTTAACGGCCATGGTGAGCAATTGATTTCCCGAATGTTTGATAAGACCTTTCAGCACATCGTCCCTAAACTGTCTGGTCGGCATATTCAAGACCATTGTGTTCTGTCTTACTTCAATCAATGGCCATTCAGGATGTCGCTTCTCAATCATGGCAATTAAGGAGCTAAACTGATAAGGGTCAAAACAGATAGCCTGCAGCTCCCATTCGTTTAGATAGACCATCTCCTCGATTTTTTCAAGTACACGCTCATCATCAATTACACCAGATTCAAGAGTGGTAATTTCACATTCACCCATGCGCTCCAGATTTGTATAACTCACACCGTCGCGCTTCTCCTTGGCCACAAGGCCATATTTGGTTGCGATAAACGAAAAACTATCTACATACCAGTAGTCGTCCATCTGGACCATGGGCGAGATGGCAAACAAGTCACTGACTTTCCCAACATCGACACCGATCCAGACCCTGCGTTTTCGAGTGTCTGGTTTTTCATCAAGTTTGGCCTGTGCCCAACTCTGCTTGTCCATGTAAGATGTTTCTGATGATTGCCGCCACATGTTAAAGTTTTTGACCAAGACCTCATTGACTGTCCCGGTCTCTAGAGATACCTTTCTACGTTTTCGCAAGTAATTCATGATTTTGTCGTAAAGCGCTGGCACCTCAAGGATAGGATTCGACTTTATCCAGTTGGTTTCATCCGCAATCTCCTCCTCGTTATCTTGTTCTGCAATAAAAGAAAAGTATCCATCATCTTCTACTTCCTCATTCAAGATCTTCTCAATATAGGGATATTCAATCGTGTGCATCGGGACATTGAGATCAAGCCCCGCCGTAGAAATAATCAGAATTAGTGGATTGTCCAACTGGCCTTGACCAGATTCCAAAAGTTCAATCATTTCATTTGTTTTAGATGCTGCGAACTCGTCCAGCACACCAACATATGGTTCAAAACCATCTACAGCCCCTGTATCGCGACTTAACGGACGGATATAGGATTCGTCCACCAAGTTTCTCAACTCTTCTCTGACCCGCTTTGTGGCCTTCCTGACATCTTCATCTTGCGCCCTTAATGCGTCCAATTGTTTTCGAGCCATTTCAAAAGCGATTTTAGCTTGGGTTTTATCATTTGCGGTACAAAAAAGCTGTCTAGACATAGCTGGATTACGGCCAAACAAAAACTCGTAAAGCAAAATACCAGCCACAAGAATTGTTTTTCCATTCTTTCTGGCAAGAGAGATCAACGTTTTTCGAAACCGTCTAATGGAATTATCCGATTTTCTGCGCCATCCATACAAACTTGCCAAAATAAACTTTTGGAATTCGGCCAGAGGATAAGGCTTACCAGTTTTGACATCTGGGAGGATTTCGATAAAATCAATTGGATCCTGAGCCTTTTTTGGAATATAGTCATAAGAGAAAGACTTTTGAGAAATCTTTTTCAAGTCATTTAAGTGACGTAAACATGCTTTGAAAACTTTCTGACTAACAATCCGTTTGCCATCAACTACGCTTTTTGCATAATCAAAAGCTACATCACGATATTTACTTGCAATCGGCTTATAGTCATATTTTATTGCAATCCCTCCTTTCTGACAAAAAACAGACCGTGCAGGAATCGAACCCACGACTACAAGGTTGGAGCTTGTTATGTTTCCTCTACACCAACGGCCTAAAATAAAAAGAGGGAAATTCCCTCTAATATAAAAATTATTTCACTTTACCAACCATTTTTATTGTTAATTCAGCAAGTTCTCCAGAACTCCAACCAATGCTGTAACTCGTTACTCCATCTAATAACTTTCCGTTTAATACGATTCGTCCATTATCAGTTGAAAATTCATTTAACTCACGATGTTTTTTTCTCTTCTTCAAATAGTGTGGTCTATACCTCATCGTCTATCCTCCAAATTTATCAAAAATACTTGATTTCTTTTCTTCGACTTGTGGCACATATAATTTCATCCGACTGTCTACCGTCAGGCCAAGCTGGGCCGCTGCGCGTGTTAAGTTAGTAGTCGCACGTTCTAAACTATACAACATCTTATTGGGCAGGACCGTCCCTTTTTCATTCACATAAACATAGCCTTTTTGCTGCAGGCCACGGGACAATTCCTTATAAACCGCATACCAGGTGCAATACGTTTCTAAAACAGCTCGATCCAGGTTTCTTAGGGGTAGCTTTCGCAAATCATTGATCACTCGTTTATATTCTGCTTTTGCAATAGGATCAAAATGTTTTGGCGGTGTAATTTGCAGTGCGTCCAAGCCATCAGAAGCCTTGTCCTGTATGCTTTTACGAGCTATTTTTTCTTCTTTAGTTAAATGCTTCTTATTGTTCTCAACAATCTTCATTTTTCTTCCCAAAATTGACACCTCCTTTACTAAAATGGCTATTTTTTAAGTTTCAAAAAGGGAATTTTTCGCACAGAAAAGGCCGCGTCCTTTAAAACCGAAACAATATAGCCCCGTTCAAAAAATAGGGGGTAATTTCCGAACCTTAAAGGAGTAATAAATATATTTATTCGTATATCGTTTTTGAAGCTTGACAGTTGATTGACAGGTCAGAGCAGACCATTTCGATCTCTAATCGCTCTTGTATCGTTGCATCTCTTGCAACTTGCTTTCAAGTTCTTTCTGTCTAGTCTTCTATTCCAATCTTTCTTGATTGGAATCACATGATCTGTCATCGTTGCTTCTTCGCCACAATACTCGCAGATGTAATCATTCTCGAGCAGAACAATTCGACTAGTCTCTTTCCAAACTTTCGAATTGTAAAACGCTTTGACTTCTCGATCATACTTCCACCTCAAACGATTGTATTCTTTGTATTCATCTGAACGAGAACCATAATCACTTAATGCTCTTCTTCCGTTTTGGATTGTTAGCTTTTGCGGTCGCATACCTTCTCACCAATCTTTTTTAGATCAATAAATAAAAAAGAGCAGTAGTTTTCTGCCCTTTTCTGATACTACTATAATACCACGTCAAAACTGCCACGTACTGACAATCACTGCCATTTACTGCCAAAGACTGCCATTTACTGACAGGAACGGTCTAAATCTCGTTTGGCTTGTCTAAGCAAACGATAGTAGGTCCTATCGCTACAATTTAACTCGTCCATGACTTGCCATCTCGTCATCTTATCGATATAAACCAAGCTCAGTATTGCCTGACTGTCTGTATTATCCAGAGAATCAATCAGCCCCTGCAGCTCTCTTTGCTTCCTGATAGCTTCAGCGGTCTTCTGTTCTATTTCTTCCTTGGCCGTTAGCAATTCGACATAGATATCATCTTGCTTACGTTTAATTCCTCCCGAAACTTTATCTGGGGAAAATTTCTGACTAGACAAGAGCGAGGCTTCGACCTTGTCTCTTCGTCTAATTAAACTTGCAATATATAGGTCAAGGTTTCTTAAATCCTTTAAAATAGCCTTCGCCTTGCTCACTCTCTGTCTCCTTTATGATATAATAATCTTATTGAGAATTTAGCTGAGGCAGAGAGTGCTTTGGCTTTTTTGTTTTACCAAGTAATATGTATCTTCCTATCAGAGACATATTCCTGTCCTGTAAATAAGTTTTTAGAATAAGTCAATTGATACCCGACTGAAAAACCCTTTCCAAGCCGTTCTCTTAACATTTCCAATGTTCTTTCATTTTCTAATCGATTCCTGAGATATTTATCTCTAACTGACCAAACATCAATTAAATAGCCTGTATAACCTTTTTGAGCAGAAGTTTTTAGTTTTTCTTCTAGGTTATATCTCTTAAAATAACGCTCGAACCATTTTGCGTGACTTTCTGAGCTCAATTGCTGTACTTCATCAAATAATGTCATTTCAACCTCAATCCTTTATTTTTATAATCTTTATTTTTATAATCTTGAAATTCCGTAGTATTCATAACCGCTGCGTCCTGCGATATCTTTCTTCTTTATTCAGACCGTCCAAAATTTTCTTTTTGCGTTGACGTTTATTCAATCGTATTCTCCTTTCTTATTTCTTCAAGTCTTTCTTGTATCGGGTCGATGGTATTCAATTCTTTAAGCCTTGGCCACATTCCGCCTACAAGATTAGAAATGTTTCTGACTTCATTGATTTGTTTAGGTGCTTCTTTATAATCCCACCACTCAGAGCCATCATATTCTCCTCGCTCTAACCACCATCCTTTGCCAACAATGACTAAATCAGTAGGAACGTGAGCGGCACCGTATCCGCTATGATAATTCGCTTGCTTGGCAAGTCTCTCGAAATTTTCTTTAGTGATTTTAAAGTCTGAACCTTGAATATATCTGACGCCCTCAAACGTTTTGCCGTAATCTCTTAAAACCTCTAAGGTCTCCTCCCAAAGATTTGTCATTTTACACCTCCTCAACGTCTACACCATCGCAATTGAAGACCCAGGCGAAGCCTGCTTCTTCCAGCTCTTTGCGAGTAAAATAATCTGCATTTCGTCCCGTATATATGAATCTTGGAGATAATATTTCATTATTGATATAGTATTTCCCAAGATATTGTCCGGTTGCTGCTATACTTACTTGATACCGCTTCTCTTCCTCGACCTCGTAGCCATAAACAAACGCTAAATGCAACTTTCTGAGATTATCTTCTGTAGCATATACCCAATCATAAATTTCACTTGGTACTGAGTCGTAATTTAACCCAAACAGGCCGCTTTTTAGGTTGCTCAACCAATCCGCCACAAACTGAGGAATGGTGACTTTTTCAGATTCGATCATACCCTCGAACTTGCCTTGCTCATATCCCTCGCGCCATTTTGCATGGCTGAAATCCTGCTCAAATTCGCTCATGATAGCTTTCAACCAGACTTCTCTGTCATGCAGTTGTAATTCTCGCAATCGCGCTATAAGATTCTTTAGATAGCGTGGTGCTTCGTCTAGTTGTGTCACTAGATTCAAAACATCGTCTATCGCAACATAGTGTCTTTCTCCATACAATTTATTTAAATTTTCAATTTTCTCAATCAATTCCTGCTTATTCATTTTTCAACTCCTCCTGCCTGTTTCTCAAGCCAGTTAAAGAGCAGACCGAACTGCTCCGTCACTAGCGCATCATCATTGTATTGTCTGCAAATTTCTCCAATTGACGATACTGCCCAGAGCCAGTAAGCATCTGAGCCAAAACCTACTTCTTGGCTCTTCTGATTGCTACGCGCCATCCATTCCGGAATGACTCTACTGAAGAAATCAATATAATTGATTTTCATGGCAATTCCTCAATCTTGATATAGATCCCGACTGTGTCCGCCCAAAACTTCTCGGCAATCTCGCTGGCCACTTGAGCATCATCTTTCCAGTATCCAAGTTTCGTCATGCAATCCTTGAGCAGCTTCTGCAGATTGTCCGTATCTGGCTTTGTGGTCTTGTACTGGCCATCATAGCTTTTTTTGATACGAGGGAAGCACCACTTGACTGTCAGCCGAACCGCCCCTTTAAATTCATCAGGAGGGACATGCTGCGCAAGCAAGCTCTCAAATTTCGCTCTAGCTTTTTTTAGATCCTCTGGCTCATAAAAGATTGGCTTCCCAAATTGCACGTTTACCTTTTTTTGTTGGTGAGTCGTTGTCGGTATTTTTTTCATTGGTAAAAAGAATTCAATCATCTTCTACCTCTTTCGCAAATTGCCACGCCCATGCTACAGTAGAATTTTTTATTTTTTCCTCGGTAAGCCCGCCAGGAACATAACTATTATGTTTTCGTAATTTTTCAAGCGATAAATATTTATGATCACTTAAACACAGATTTCCGTTGCCACTTTGGCACAAAGTTTGATAGTAACCATCACCCACCGGTATTTCTACTGTATATATTTTCTTTTTCTCGGCGAGGTCAATTTTTTCGATTTTTGCACGAGTTTCTAAAATTTTTAAATAGCTTCTCATTGCGTAATATTGAGATTGTAACAATTCAAGTGGGCAGGACAATTCAAAGTCAGGCACTTGTCTTTCTTTATATGCTTTTAAAAAAATTTCAATTCGCATACATCGCTCTTTTAGTTGATTGTATTCATCAATCATTCGTTGTTTATAAGCTTCCATTTTTAACCTCACATATTTTTGCTTTTTAATTTCGCGCTTAGTCCATGGACCTTGTATATGACAGGGTGCGTTTTAAGCAACCCTGTCTATACAGGTATGGACATGATGGACGACAGGACATTATCTATATATATAATATATAGTTGTCTGTCGCACGACACTACCGTATTTTATGGTTCTGTCGCGACAACGACACCACCGTATTTTTATAGTGCTGTCGCTATTAGGACACGACCAGAATTTTACGGTTCTGTCGCTGATTTTATTACAGGGATAATATTGCCTGTATTTTTATCTATTTGGTATTTTTTAGATGTTTTTATTCGTCTTTCGACAGTCCTAACTGTTATACCTAAATAATCAGCCACATCCTCTTTCGATGGTGGTTCACCGTAATTTGCTTTTTCGATAGCTTCATCAAACTCTATGAGTTTTTGTTTTTTATCTTCCTTCGCATTCTTTTTGCGAGTTTCTTTAGCTCTTTGCCAGCTCGGTTTATCATCGTCCAGCTTAATATCCGCAAGCACGCCTGTTTCATCAAGCGTGTGTACTGGATAGCTGAACCACATGTTGACTGGCTTAAACTTGGTAAACTCTCGAAGCGTGCCCTCGACTCGCCACGCAGTCGCTATCTGGATCTTGTTGCGGACTTCTTCGAGTTTGTCTGTGTATGTCGCCCGAGCCATTATATCAGGAATGCCTTTCTCGAAATGTGTCCGCATTTGTGCAGGACTCAAAAGGTCATCTAGGCCTACATTCTGCTGATAGTAGGCATTGTTCCGTTCTTGTAAAGCCTGCTTGTAAACTTCGCACGCTGCCTGGTTCAGGCGCTGGGTCAGTAATTCTTCTGACACTTCCAGCTCTACTAAGTCGATAAGCGCATCAGGATCCCGGGCAAATACACCCGAACCGCTAGCGCGGTCCATGGACTTCTTGCCACCTTGTGAGCCCTTTGAGTGGTGATGGCAGTAGATAACACTAGACCCTAGCTCTGTCGCTACTTTGTCGAATTGATTGGTAAAGTGTGCCATCTGGTCCGCACTATTCTCGTCACCCGTCAGGACTTTATAAATTGGGTCGATGATGACTGCGATATAATTCTTTTTCAAAGCTCGACGAATGAGCTTAGGCGCCAACTTGTCCATCGGTACGGTCTTTCCACGCAAATTCCAGATATCGATGTTGTTGATATTCTGAGGTGGCAATCCCATAGCTTGATAGACATCACGGAAGCGATGTAAAGCAGACGGACGGTCTAGCTCCAGATTGACGTATAACACACGTCCTTGGGTGCAATCCCAACCAAGCCACTTTTTACCTTCTGCGATAGCGATAGACATTTCTATCAGCGCGAATGACTTACCAGCTTTTGACGGTCCAGCAATCAGCATTTTGTGCCCTTGACGAAGGACTCCTTTAATCAATTCAGGAGCCAATTCTGGCAAGTTATCCCAGCTGTCGGCCAATCCTTCAGGATCAGGTAAATCATCGTTCAAATCTTCGATGTATTGATACCATTCGTCCCAGTCAGCCTTACCAATGTTGGTATCTACCAAGAATTGCTTCTGACCATTACGAATGAACCCCGGCATGCGTGATAAGCGACTTGGGTTGCGGTTTTGGGTATCAACTACGATACCGTTTTTTTGGCAGACCTTGTAAAGATAATCAACCCGCTTGCGATATTCATCGTAATTGCCAGCGTCTACTTTCACGATAGCGTGCAGGGATTTGTTCCCACTGTGGACCAAGGCTGCAATCGGTAGCTCCAGCTCTTTGTAGATGGCATTCTGCTTGTCAATCGGCATGCTATCAGATTCGACCAGAGCATATCTGAAATCTGTTACGTTTTCATTTTTTGCGCCCTTGCCATCCATGGGATTGAATCGAACCCATGCGCCAGCTTCTTCGTGATAATCTCCCAGCACTGCGCCGATATCACCATTACATTTACTAAGAGCTTCAATCAATTGCCCAGCAGTACGGTCGTAAGCCCCTTTAGTTGGCAGCCATTTGACGATCTCGCCTGTCTCGTCATCAGTTTTCGGATAACATTCGGTCACATAACCGACATTTTCGCTGGCTTCAAAAAGCGTTTCAAGGTATTTGATGATTTCTTGTACCGGATTCCAGACAGACGGCTCGTGGATTTCCTTGCCTTCTATCCAATTCTTATCAATGACCCTGTAATCGCGGTCTATGGTATCGTTCCAGTCTAATTCATGAGCATTCTCACTATCGTAGCTGGATTGCGATACCCAGCCATTTTCTTTTGCAAGTTGGGTAATCGTGGCACCCGTCACGATTGTTCCTGCTTCTTCGTTGAAAGTATCCCATTTCTTGAAACACTCGAATTTCTTGTATCGGCTATCGTTTTGAGACCAGTTATCCCAGTCAGATGCCGTGTATCCTTCGTGTTTTAAGGCCATACCGATATTTACCCATGTCTGGTAGTCTACCGTGGCAGGATTGATATAATCCAGCAACGGCAACAAATTAAAATCATTCTCTGCCACTGTTTTCTCCTTTAAAATAATAATAATTGCTTCTTTGACTGATAGTTCATCCAAAGAACTTCTGTTCTCGGTAGCCCTTTCTCTGCAGTCGCCGAGAACTCCACCCTTTTCCAATTTGACAAGCGTTTATTATACAAGTCGCTATCATATCCGCTCAGAAGAATGTTAGCTTTGGTCTGATTCAACATTTCCAATAGCTCCTCGTGGTCACGGTCATCCATCTCTACTGTATACTGCTTTCTTGTCCTTGTGCTAAGGACGTAGGGAGGATCTACATACATGCAGACATCTTCCCGACTATATTTCTGTATCAGTTCAACGGCTGGCCGACATTCGATCTGTACTTGTTTCAGTCTCAATGTCATTTCCTGAACAAGTTGTGGTAAATCATTCCAGTGTTTAACAGCATAAGCTTTTTCTCGACCATTTACATCATTTTTCCAACCGGATTTTTCCGTAGGACGAAAGCCGTGGCTCATAACGGAGCGAATGATAAAATTAAGAGCTTTATCAATTTCGTTTTCTGGTCGAATTTCCCAAGCATTGTCATAAACCCTTCGGCTGTAAGGGGTCAGAAAGATTTTTTTGGCCAGCGCCTCAGGTTCCTGTTGTATCACCTGAAAAAGATTGACCACGTCATCGTTTAGGTCGTTAACTGTCTCAATCGCGCTAGGTTGCTTGGTAAACAGTACCGCACCACTACCAAAGTAGGGTTCTAGGTAGGTTTTGTGTTCAGGTAATAGTTCTACTATCCTACCAGCAAGATTCCACTTGCTACCTGGATATCGTAAAAGAGATTTCATACATCACCCCGGTACATATTCAGCCGGTCGCACGCCTGTTGGCAATCTCCAACCATTAGCAGCAATGCGATCAATCATATTTCTCGCTTGGTCAAATTGCCACATACCAACATCCTTAAATCCGCGACCTTCCAAGAAGCGAATTTGTTTCGGTGTCGTCAAGCCTTCAGATTGGCGTTTGTGCAATCTATCCAGCAAGAGATTAGCTTTACCGGCATTGCCGATTTCGTCTGTAAAGATTCCATATTTCTCAAGCGCTTTAATTTGTTTATCGCTAGCAGGCGCCATCTCCCATCCGAAATTGGGCACATAGTTCGACAAGTCTTCAGCATGGATAGACATCTCAAATTGCAACGGATCTACTAGTTTGCGTTTACGCTTGCGCATTTCTTCCAGCTGTTTTGCCAAAGCCTCTTCACGCTGTGCGACGACGTCCTCCGTTGCCTTAACTTCCATATCTTCAAGGTCAAGCATCACACCCGTCTGCTCTTCCATATTCTCGACCATTTTCTGAGCGACTTCTGGAGTCTCACAAATCAAGTGAGCTGGCCGGCATAGCTCATGGCGTTCCGTATGCCAGAGAAAATCAAGTAAGAGCAATTCTTCCTTGCCTGGATGCAAGCGTGTACCACGCCCTACCATCTGGCTATACAGCGCTCGCACCTTAGTAGGTCTTAGCACAACAACGCAATCTACTGACGGGCAATCCCACCCTTCAGTCAATAACATCGAATTACAAAGCACATTGTAGCGGTCATTCTCGAAGTCTTCTAAAACCTCTGCGCGATCTTTGGACTCTCCATTTACCTCAGCAGCGCGGAAACCTTTTGCGTTTAGAATATCTCGAAACTTCTGCGAGGTTTTTACCAAAGGCAAGAATACGACTGTCTTGCGGTCTGCACATTGCTTGACCATTTCGTCTGCTATCTGCTCCAGATAAGGATCTAGTGCAGTACCCACGTCACTGGCTTTGAAGTCGCCTGCTGACATACTGACATTTGACAAGTCTAAGCTGAGCGGGATTGTCAACGCTTTGATTTTCGATAGATACCCTTCTTTGATAGCCTGCACCAGCGAATATTCATAAGCTAAGCTTTCGAAGTATGAGCCTAGGTTGCGCATATCAGATCTATCTGGCGTTGCTGTTACGCCGAGAACATTAGCAACATCGAAATATTTCATTACTTTCATATATCCATCAGACAAAATATGATGAGCCTCGTCGACAATAATCACATCCCAGTAATCTTTAGGAAATTGATTTAAACGTTTGTCACGTTGTAATGTTTGCACCGAACCAACTGAAACCCTACACCAAGAGCCTATAGCTGTACTATCAGCTTTTTCCAACGCAGTCTTCAAGCCTGTAATTTTAAATAATTTATCAGAAGCTTGTTCCAACAATTCTGTTCTGTGTGCTAAAATTAGAACCCTTTTCCCTTGCTTAACCATTTCTTCAGCTAATTTAGTAAAAACCACAGTCTTGCCACACCCCGTTGGAAGAACCAACAAAGTGCGCTTTCTGCCATTGTCCCACTCCTTCTGAATAGAGTTAATACTTTCCTGTTGATACTTTCTTAATTCCATATCAAACACCTCTTTGAGGAGTTTGGGCTATTTTATCTATAGACCAACCTCTATCCAATCTGTGTTGTAATGCAGAATAGCTAATTCCGATTTCCCTGGCAAATTCAGCCATGGTATAAGTGCTATTTTCGAAAGCGATTATTCTGTTATTTCGGACATTATTTGCTTGAATGATACCATCCACCCATCTACAGTTAGATGGTTCATAATTGCCGTTTACATCTATACGGTCGATAGATAAGTCATCAGCATATCCATTAGACAACGCCCAATCTCTAAAAGTATTGTAGTCGTTCCATTCATCGCATATTGTAATACCTCGACCACCATATCGTTTATAATCAGAACGATTGGGATTATTGCAACGTTGGCGCATATTCTTCCATGTCTGATATAAGCGTTCTTTATTACTTTTGCCGTGTATACTTTTTTTACATCCACAACTAACGGTATGGCCAGATAGTAAAGCATCAGATTTCACAGTTACATTTTTACCGCATTTGCATTCACATTCCCATTTAACGACTGGTTTCTTGCCGCCTCCTTTATCAGGAGAACGGCGAAGAACTTTCAAGAAACCGAATCGTTTTGAGGTCAAGTCATTTCTTAACTTACCTGCCATCCCTTACCTCCTAAAATTGACCGGCTTGGTATCCAGCCTGCGGTGGTTGTTGCGCAAAGTTTGGCTGCTGAGGTTGTTGATAACTTGGTTGTGTAGTTTGTCCTTGCGGTTGCTGGTTCAACACTTTTGTATAATCCACATCTTCAGGATAGAGCATGGATTTAACTTCGTTGTAATTATTTCCATTATATTGCCGAGTTCCGACTTTACATACACCAGTTGCGCCGATGATGGTATTCCAGTTCATGCGAAGCGGTTCGCCTTTTTTCTTCTGGCCGATAGCAGCAAAGAAAGCAGAGAGCATTCCTTCAGTGGAGCTGTGCAGGAACAGGTTGTGGCGCAATTCAGTCTCGCCTTCGTTAGCTACAATTTTGATGCTGACGATAGCCTTATTACACGCTGGTAGTTTCCCTGGATTCTGCGGATTTGGCGTGTGTCGTGCACGTTCCATGCCAACGACCGTGAAGTGGTACAATCCGTCAGGTAAAAGGACGAAATCCGAGTCTTTTTCAATCGTATCTTCCCAGCCGATTTCGTGATCAAAGTTATTGTATTGTTGTGTCATTTGTTTTCTCCTTATGCTAAGATTGTGATTTTGTCTTTACCTGCAAGTTCTTTCGTCAAGTAGCTTGCAATGTTACTGATAGCTTCCAGCTGCCATTTACCCCCATCTGCTTCAAAGAGCGCAAGATTCGCTGATTTGTTGATACGGAAGATGAATTGACTAGCAGGCTGCTCTACTTCGTTGAAAGTACGATATGGTCGCAAGGTTACTGGATTTGGAGTCTTAGCTTGTGCTAAGCTTGCTACACCATCACGAACTGTCGCCATTTGACTGATGCCGTTGTCTTGCACTTCTGCACCCTTTTCGATTTTTAGATGGCTAGCAAAATCCAAAACTAAATTGCGGTCTGCGTCATCGATAAACATAGACTGCAGCATAATATTAAATTCTTCTTGGTCGCGAAAATAACTGAACGGAATAATCGGAACGGATGCTTTTACAGATACAAGATGAGGGCGTTTGCCGTTTTCAAAATCAACTTGATCATATACAGATACTTTTTGGAAACTGTCCACGACAACTACAAGTTTACGATCACTGATGAAATCGTTATCTGATTTAAGATAGTCAACAAGACTCTTGAGTGTCTGAAGTTCAAGGATAGGTGCGTACTTACGAGGGTTAAGCTCCTGTAAGTCATATTCATCGCTGTCAAAATATTCCTTCCCTGTCTCTGAACGAATGATTTTCTTTTCTTTACCCGCTAGTTCGACTGCGTATGATAATGCATCTTTAATATTTTCTGCCATGGTTAGTTACCTGCTTTCTTTTGATTGTAATCAATGATTTTAGATTTTTCCTGTTGTTCTACTTTTTCGATTAGTTCGCCAGTGTCGGTCCGCATATCCCCGTTGTCATCAAAGTAAGTCTGACCAGGGATACCACTCTTGAGCTCATTTGCGTGAATTTTACCAGTGTCGTCACGACCAACAATGACAGTTGTTGCGACGCCTTTCTGCGGTGCTAAAGTAGATTTTACTTCCATACCTGTCTTAACAACAGAACGCTCATCGTCTGTTGACATCGTTAGTGTGATAGTAACCTTGCGAGTCGCTTTAGCTTCTGTGTTGAGGTCCAGAATGTTCTCAAGGACTTTTTCAAGTTCTTTATCAACCTTTTCTTGTAAGGCTGTATTTGCGATTTTCGACAAATCAATTTTAATCGTTTTATCTTTCATAGATACTCCTTGTTATATTTTGCTATGATTTCTAACTCCCAGAATTTACACCGTGAAGGGCAATTCTGGCTCAGTTCGTACTTGATTTTGAATAACTTCCATAGTCGCTTGCCAGTGTGAAACAATCATATCCCAATAATCAGGCGGGAAGTTTTCAATCGGTGTCCCTAGCGGGAAGTGTCCTCGGATGTATGCGACTTTTTGAAGTTCTTCTTCTGTCACGTTGCCTTGCGCCATGAGATCGGTCAAGCTCTTTGGCAAGCTAGCATGATATTGTGCTGGATGCGTTGGTTCAGCTTGAGCCTGTGGTTCTTCAGGGACGCTATCTTGCGGCTTAGTTGCTACCTGCGACATATCGATTGGCAATTCCGTTTGCGTCGGCTGTTGCGTTGACGTAGCTTGTTGTTGTGAAGCCTGAACTTGCTGGTTCGCAAAGATATGAGCAATTCCTGCGTAATGGAACTGCATTTCATCAGGCAATCCATGACGGTTCTTAGCATCCCAAGCTGGTCGATGGTTAGTGTACATCACGCGCTCGCCGCCCTGCGCTTTCTTCTTGCCGTTGTCTGTCGTCATGACCAAGGTTTTGTAATTGGCAAATAGAACCATGTCTGCCCATTCTTTTACGAGCGGTGCGGTTTTAGACCCTGTCTTTTGGCCAAGCTTCAGCTCGTACCGGTCATAAGAACCCATCTCGTCCGGTTGCTCAAATTTCTTAATCTGAGCGTGTGCAGTCAGGACCACGTTGATACCCATATCAACCAAATCGGATAAACTGTTTAGGAAACGCCCCATTTCTTCTTGGACATAGGTGTACCCCTTGCCCCAGCCGAAATCTTCAATCCCTTTCTTGCCATGCTGTGCGCAGACATCAGCGACTGCCATGGATTCCGCCCAGTCGATTGTATCAATGACCAAGGTTCCGCACTCGGTTGGATTTGCTTTGATAAAAGCAATCTCGTTGATAAGCATAGTCCAGCTGGTCGGTTTGTCCAATCGCGCAACATCCATGTTATCTGTCGAGCCTTCCGTATCAATGAAGACAGCATTTGGAAATTCAGCAGCAAACGTAGACTTGCCAATTCCTTCAGGACCATAGATAACTACTTTTTGAGCTCGCGCCCGTTTTCCTCTAGTGATTTGCATGTTTTAAAATCCTCCTTGCCAAGTTGGTGCGACTGTTTCAGCGTGTCCTTGTTGGGCGGCGTTTGCAAATTTTACAGGTGAAACGCTATACCCGTCTTCAATCAGGATGCTACACTCATCTCCCGTTGATACTCGTGTCGCGATTGCTTGCAATCCTTCCCGCTCAAGCCATGAACCAAATTCTTGTAGAGTCAACTGGTCCATTTGCTCCAGCTTATCAATTAGTACGAATCCACATTCTGGTTTCAATTTACGCACGATTGCAGTCGCTACCTGTAGTTGCTGGCTACCAGACATGTTATCCCAGCGCTGGCCAAGGTAGAGCAATTCTCCATCGTCCACGGATAAGCCCGGCAGCGGTAAGTCTGCATTTGTGAGTAGGTCTGTCTTCTGCTTGCGGATGTCCGCAATCACATTGTCCAGCTCCTTGTACTGCTCACGATAGTCTTTAGCATCTTCTTCTGCCTTATCCTTGTCCAGATTAGCACGCACTTTACGATTGATTTCATCAATCTCTGCAATGTTGTTTTCAATCTCCTCAGTCGATTCATCAAGAAGATCCATAGCGTCGGTATTCGCGATAGCCAAGTCTTGAGTTAACTGACTCTCTTTTGCTTTGGCATCGGCCAGCAATTGCTCCAATCGTTCAACTTCTGCAACTGCTGAAGCGTGTTGATTTTGGATAACTGCCAGATTCTGACGCTTGCGGGCATTCTCACCATTCTTAGCAAGGATGGCTTGCTGTTGTTGGATAAGTTCAGCGATAGAGACCAACTCTTTCGGTGCATCTGGGTAGTACGGTTGTTCTTTAGCAAACTTTTCTTTCTGGTCAGCAATCACACCGATTGCGTGGCGCTCATCGTATTTGGCTTTTTCCTGCATTTCCAGTTCAGCAAGTTGCGGGCCAACTCCAATAATCTGCAGCAATGTCTTCGCTTTTTCTTTGCTAGTCTGCTCCATGAATTTTGGCAAGTTGATAGCTAGTTCTTCCACAAAGCTATCCAGCAAGTTTTGACCAGCCTTATTACCGCTTGGGTCGATTACTTTAAGAGTGCTATTCTTGCCGCTACGTTCAACGATTAAGCCGTTTGATAGCGTGATTTTGAGACTTGGCGGTATCGTGCTGCCTTCGCGTTGTGCTTGGCTAGGTTTGTACTTATTACCGCCCAGCGCCCAAGCAATCGCGTCCAGCACGCTTGTTTTGCCTTGGTTGTTATTTCCACCGACAATTGTTAAACCAGTCGCTGATGGCTCTAATTTGACCGCTTTCACGCGCTTGACGTTTTCAATTTCCAGTTTATTGATTGTGACCATCGCTATTCTCCAATCTTCATTTTTCGATTTCGCAAGGATAATTCTTGCTCAAACATTATTAAGCGATATTTCGCGCTACGATAGTAATTGTTTTTTTCTTTTAGGCGATTGATAATTGCTGTGCTAATTATCATGTTTGTTACTAGCAGACCGACGCTAACTAGCAAACCAATCCCTAAGATCATTTCAATTTTCATTTTTTCTAACCTCCCGGAAAATTCGTTTCTCCTGTCACCTTATAGTGTTGATATTCATAATACATGTTGTTAAACTTGTTAATCATCACATCTTGCCGTTTATTGGCATCGGCCTGCACTCGGATACTGTCACGATTGTCGGCAATCTGCTCCTGCAGCTCACGTATTTTCTGGTTTTGCTTGTCGATCGTCTGAGCGCCAGCAATGGCTAACAGCACGATTGCAGCGGCTTGTAACAGGACTAGTCTTTTAAGATCTTTTAGACTCATCTGCTACCTCCTTTAAACGTCACAATCTTATCTCCACCGATCAACTTCCCGCCTTTCGGCACGACTTCAAATGACACATCCTTTGCTGACTTTCTAAGGTTTTCCAACTCGCTTTTGACGACTTCAATAGGTTTTTTAGCCAGTCTGTTCTTATAGACATCCCCCAACCTCCAATTGTCACGCTCCCAATCTAAAATCACGCGTATTTGTTCGAAATTTTGCATTTGATCACTCCTTATTTAGCCAGCGCCCGTTCTTCAAATTTGATGTTTTTCAACATCTCGTCGAGCGTCTCTTTCTTGCTTCTGTACCTATTGCGGGATTTCCATTTTACGAAAAGGCGAAATCCTTCATAATTGATAAAGACGATTTTGTGTGTCGGATTGTCTATATACCTGCTAAAGTCTGGGTGTTCTCTCATTTCTTTCACCCAAACTTTGGCCGTGCTGGGTGTTAAACCCTCCCAAATTTGGCAAAGATGCTCATAGTCACCAGCTTCCGCTTTTTCGGATTGATTAGCTGGTCTATAGACTAATTCCGCTTTTGGCATGGCATTTCCTCTCTTTCTGTGATATAATTCAGTTAGTTATTTTAGTAAGCGCCTGACTTTTTCAGGTGCTTTTTTTGTTTACTCAATGCTGTAATCTGCAATCACTCGCAAGATAAACTTATTTGCAGCAGGTCCTTTAGTCGAACCATTCAAGATATTTGTAACTTCCTGTCGCTTATAACCATAAGCGGTTGCCAAATCACGTTTCTTGATATTATGTTGCTTTAAATACTCAGAAACTTTTTTTCGGCCATTGTCAATATCCGGCATACGCTCACCTCCTATCTAAATTCATCCAAGCTGACTTCCAGTGCATCAGCAATTTTTTTGACCGTATCGAAATGTAGGTCTTTCACTTCCCCATCTCTTAAACGATAGATTCCGGCTGTACCAACGCCAGCTTTTAAACAAAGTTTATAAACCGTCCAATTTTTCTTTGAAATTTGTTCAGCTATTTTTTCCCAAAGCATATATGCCCCCTTATCTATCTTTATTTTTATAGTTTTTATCCCCATATGCACTTACCACTATATATTGTATTTTTTTGTATTTTTAACCCTTTATAGCACTACATATTGACAAACATTGTTTTTTATCATATAATTTAATTGTGATTACAAATAAAGCCAATTTTAACTACCATTAAAATTTCTTTTGTTAATCAAATAATCAAGAAAGGAGGATTGCTTATGGCGAAAAATACCAAGCAGACTTCTGCTAAGGTTGCCACCAAAGCAAGCAAGGCCCTTAGAGATGGACGTTCTTCTGCTCGTACTAAGTCTATTGCTGGTTCGGCACTTTCACAGACTCGTAAAAAGTAAAACGATATAGTCTGTATTCAAGATATAGCTTTTCCCTTTTTCAGAAACTTTTATAAGATTCTGGTCAGGGAAAAGTTTTTTTATTTCTTCAGGTACTTCTTGAATATCACATTCCCCGAAAGAAATTTCTGAGTCCATCGTTGTAATTCCGCCAATTTTCATACTCACGCGCCTCCTTTCTTCATAAAAAAATGCCCTATCAAATTGATAGAGCATGTGATACAATAAGAACGGCACTTCTACACCGCCTACGAAGGGAGGTGAGATAGCCTATGATGGAACTAATCCTTAAAACTATCATCGGACCGATTGTGGTCGGTGTCGTTCTTCGTTTAGCTGATAAATGGCTGAACAAAGATAGATAGTGTCAAAAAATACCCCAAGCTTATTTGGTCGTGAGCTTGGGGTATTTTCTAGTCCATGATATAGAACTAATCCTTAATTCCTCTATATTATCTCACATGCTCTATACAATTGTCAAGGAACTTGTAAACAAGAAACAACTAAATTTTTAACTATTTCTTTATTTTTTTATTGACAAACTCTATAAAAAAGTCTAAAATGAAAGCATAGTAAAAACACTAATAAATTTATAAATACCGTTCGCCAAAACATTTTTTTATAATTTATTTTTTAGTTGTTTTTTTAGTTGTTTCTCACTTACAAAAACTATTCTATACTTTTTTCTAGATATAGTCAAGACTTTTTTCTAGTTTTTTGGAATATTTTTTGTGATACCTTTAGAAAGGTTGATGCACCAATGTTTTCGGTATTAGAAAAAATCAAAGAGTTAGCACAAAAAAGGGGGATTTCTTTAGCAAAGTTAGAAGAAAGTCTAGGATATAGCACTAATTACTTCTACACCTTAAAAGCAAAAGCTCCGAACTCCGAGCGATTACAAGAAATCGCAGACTACTTCCACGTTAGCACCGACTACTTACTTGGTCGTACTGATAACCCAGCGATAGCAAGTGACGACACAATCGCAGGCTACACGTCTGACGACTTGCGAAAGATGGCAGAGAATGCCAAGACATTCGATGGTAAGCCGCTCACCGAAGAGGATATAGATGCCATCCAGAATATCATTGAAATTTACTTGAGAGGTAGATAGCCTATGACCATAGAAGACCTTGTTGACTCGCACGGCGTTACTCTCGCTTACTTTGATAATGAGCTATGGCATAGACCAGGCATCTACGTCAAAGATATCAATATCATCTTTATAAATCGTGAGTTGTCTGAGAACGCCAAAAAACGCGTCATATACCACGAATTAGGACATCTGGATCATTCTGCTGAACTTTATCAAAACAATCACACTAGATGCGAAAATGAAGCGAATAGGCACATGATCCATAAACTGCTCGAAGAAGAGCTTGCAGCATCAGATGACCACAAGTCTTTTAATTATTTACATTTTATGCAAAAACACAAATTAAAGACGGTGACAGATGAGTTGATGGTCATTGATGAGTACTACGAATTGATAGGATGAAAATATGGACTTCAAAAAAATAAAAGATCTAGCAAAAACTGCAGTCGATAAGACCGCAGAAGGTATAAGTAAAGCTAACGATATGAGAAAAAAGGCAGCACTAGAAACAAAAATAACTTTACCGGCAAGTAATCAATTTTCTAGTCCTACTACTGTTCGAAAAACGGTTGATGGCCAATACTACATTGGTATGTACTCAGAAGAACCTGTGCTTTACGAATTTGAGAACTTTAGTTTTTCTGGCTCTACAATTATCGAACGTACAACTACTACAGGAAAAACCAAGCAAAAAGGCAAGAAAACTAGTACACTTGCTGGTGCCGCTTTAGGCACTGCTTTAGCGCCGGGACTTGGAACGATCGTTGGCGGAATGGTTGGGGCTTCTGGTAAGAAAAAAGGAACCATCAATTCTACATCAGTTACTACACAAGAAGAAAAACCAGGATCAGCATCGGTATTACTGAGAAATATTGCAACTGGTGAAATCAAAACTGTTTCAACTAAATTAACACAAGCGCAAGCAAATAATGTCGAAAGATTTTTTGAATAAATAAAAAAAATCCTCACACTCTCCGACGGCAATCTTGAGTGTGAGGATCAGCATGTATAGTAAAAGGCATTAAAAAGCCCTCTTTACTATACTCATTTTAACAAAAAGTGAGGTAAAAATCAATGTGGATGGAAGAACTTGCAAACGGAAAGTATAAATTTTTTGAACGTTACAAAGACCCTTATACTGAAAAGTGGAAAAGGTTAGCTATAACACTCGATTCAGGATCAAGCAGAGCTAAGAAAGAAGCACAAAAACTACTAGATGAAAAGATAGCTGAAAAGTTACAAAGCTTAACTACTACTGATATGCTTTTTGATGACGTGTTAAGCGACTGGTGGGAACTTCATAAAAAGTCAATCAAAGCTTCTACCGAAAAAACTATGGTCTATGCGGTCAATGAAGTAAAAGAAAGTTTTGCACCAGGGATAAAAATAAAGAACATCACCGCTAAATATGCTCAACAGTATTTCACAGATTCAGAAGACAATCATATCAAATTAAAAAAACACAAATCCGTACTAAGCATGGTATTCAAATATGCTCAAGATTTAGAGTTGATTGATAGCAATCCTATCCAACGTGTCAGACTGCCAAAAAAAGTCGTCACATACGAAACTATGGAACGGATTGAAGATAAGTTTCTTGAACAAAGCGAATTGAAGCGACTCTTAAAAGCCATGAAAGAATATAACCGAGGGTATTATGTCGCTCGTATGGCTGAATTTATGGCACTGAATGGTTGCCGAGTCGGTGAAGCTGGTGCTTTAAAATTTGAAAATTATGACAAGAAAAAACGTACTATTACTATCAACGGAACTTTAGATCCAACACGAAAGGGTTCAGAGGGCGTCAAGACTACACCAAAGACCTTGTCATCTATCAGGGTAGTTGATTTAACCAATAAAGAAATTGAGATTATAGAAGAGTTTATAGAGCTGCATGAACTACGAAAAAATACAAATCCAAACTATAAAGATATGGGATTTATCTTTGTTTCATCAAGCGGTATTCCTATCCATAAATCAAGCATTGGTAAGTTAATGAAGAATGCTAATGCCACGTTAAAGGAGCCGATAAACAAACCATTGCACCCTCACATCCTAAGACACACCCTTATCAGTACGCTCGCCGAAAACAACATTCCTTTAAAAGCAATTACTCAGAGAGTTGGCCACAAAGATAATGGTAAGACAACGATGGAAATCTACACCCATGTTACCAAAAACATAAAGTCAAAAGTTGTTGATGTCCTAGATAAACTTTATAAATAGTTTGCCCCTTTTTTGCCCCCTTACGAACAAAAAGAAAAACCGCTACTCCTAAGAATAGCGGTTTAATCATGTTTTTAAGCTACTAAA